TCTCACGTTGATTATATCTATAATTAACTCCAACCGTTATGTTAATAACTCGCGAAAGGTGGACAGACCAACAGGCACAACCAGTCAAAGTTTTTGTGAAACTTTTCACGGAAGCTCCAAATTGGAACCCGCCTTATTTTGACAAAGGTGAGATACCATATGTGGTGCCCGATTATAGGCTCCGATATAGTAAGCTCATGTCAGATGACGTCTGGGTGAAGGGCGCTTGGAAAGATTGCCAGCATTATACACGCTGGATTGATCAGACTAAGTATGACCTTCACGGCATCCCGTGGATAGTGCGAAGTTACACTGATATTGGTTATTATACAACAACCCGTATTCAGGGAGCTCCGTTACTACTCGCGTACGATGCATTGCCTCGCGCGCAGTTCGGGCGTTTTGGGGACCATATAATCGGTCTTCCAAGCCTTATGCAGGAGGATGAGGGTGATGGCTTCGTGCCATTGCCTTCGCAACTTGAATTGTTGACTGAAACGGCCCTAAAGGCTATGTTTCCTACAATCAAGTCGGAATTGTCGTTGGTCAATTCAATTATCGAATTGAAAGACTTCAAGACTCTTCCTAAAACTCTACTCAAGTTAAGCTCCTTTGCCAAAGGGTTAGCGAACGTCGTAAGACGCAAGGTAACCATGAAGCGGGGGCTTAGTGGGATTCGGCGGACGTTTAATCCGCGGGACCCTACTATGAGTGAGGCGCTCGGAGTATCGGCAGACAGTTATCTCCAAAAGGAGTTTAACATTATGCCGTTACTATCGGATATGTGCGGTATCTATACCGCCATATCAAAAACCAGGGCTCGAATAAACGATCTACTGGTTCGACAGGGTAAGATGCAGCACAAGCACTTCACAATGCATGTGCCAAACTTACAGGATGTTCAAACAGACAGCACCATACTATATGGCCTCGGCTCGACGCAGCAGTTTCAGGGAACTTATTCCCCTGATATAAATCTGTTTACGCCTTGCTATAGAGAACCGTATAGGGTGTTTGAATGTACGAGGGAATCTTCCTTCACCGAACATGACCTATTCCACGCTCAGATCGAGTATCAGTTTACTTTTACTCGATTCCAAACTGAGAACGCTCAGTTGCTCGGCATGCTAGATGCTCTCGGGGTTAATCTAAACCCTGCGATCCTTTGGAATGCCATTCCTTGGACCTTTGTGGTTGACTGGTTCGCCGGCGTGAGCCGGTGGCTAGACAAACGCAAAAGGTTGAATATGGAACCTGCGATTAACATATCGAGGTACTCTTGGTCATATAAAGTCATGAGGACTACTAGAACGCGTATTCGTACGTATCCTAGTACCCCATGGGTGCATATGCCCTGGACGTATCTGCCGGATTTGTACGAAACGACTTATCGTCGTTCGCGCAAGTTGCCGACACATGACACGTTCGTAAGAACGAGTGACTTCAGCCTTCATAAGCTGAGTCTGGGCGTCGCCTTGACCTATCTGGTCGGGAAACGCAAATACCGTCGTGGAAGGTAATCCACGTGCCGCCGTCAAAAGCTGCAGCTGGTGTATACCAGCAGAACAAATGAGGGCGAGAGCTCTCGACAATACAAGCATGTTAGTTAACACGCTAAATACCAACGAGATCAAGAACGCGTTAGGGACGGAGGTCGAATTCGACCGCCTCTCTATCGGTGCTCGGACGACGGAATATAAATCCATCGTCGAGACCCCTGCACTGCCTAATCGGCTAATCATAAGCCACCAAGAGACGTCTACCGGTGTTAACCGGAGACGTCGCTCGGTAGTACGGTTTGATAAAACCGTCGCTGGCGAAGTTGATATGCTGACGACAATGAAGGGATCCGCCTACGTCGTGTTAGACATCCCAATCGGGCTGTCGACCACGACCGGGTTACCCAAAGACCTACTCGCACAGTTGATGTCGTTTGTAGCCTCACTAGGGGCTTCGACGACGATACTGTACGATGGATCGGGTAATGGCGCTACTGCACTAATTACTGGTGGGATCTAATCTCTCCCGTAATTTAGCGATGAATTCGTCGGATATAAACCCGGAGGGATCGGCAGGAATGCCGGTCGCTTCGACAATACCGACGGAGCATGGGTCTACGACCTTGAGGTTGTAGACTGCTGTACGTTCTTCTAGAAGACTGCAGAGGACCCTTATGGCCTCTGTAGCAGCATCTAGGGTTGTAATAGGTATCATGCAGTTTATCACTGCATGTACAACTAGGTCAGGTGGAGGAGGAGGCATCATGTATAATGGTGTTTTCTTCTTCATAATGATCTAACTATTACAACTGACTGTTTGATATGACCACTCGATTCGCCCCGCAAGGGGCCTAAAGGACGCTCATATCAGCAGGTTTATGACTGGCAGCGTATATACGAAGCCAGTTGTGAATTCATGAAAGAATCGTAGTGTTAGGCGACATGCTCTAGGAGGAATACCATATGGTACCCAATAAGAGCCTAGATGAACATATAGTCATCCATCGCTTACTCTACGACGCTCATGTGTCTTGGAGTGAGATATTCAACGCTCGTGCCCTGAAGCTTACGTGTCAAAAGGTAAGCGACAGAGTACGTTCAGAAGGTATTGGTTTTCTAACGAAAACCCTTCCCCGTCTTGGTAAGTGCCTAGATCAGGCACTAACAGGATCCATTCGTTTGACAGCTGCTGTCCACGGGTTTGACACCCAGGATGGCAGTGAACTTCCGAGGTTTCTCGGTGAGTTCTTCGCACGAATATTCCAACAAGATGGGAATATACTTCCGAACCCAGACGCGAAGTGCGTCGAGGTTGTACGTACTATCTTGTACTCTTTTTACAAGTATGAGATACCGTACACGGAAACACAAGAACAACAAGTCCTCTCCGACTTCAGAAAAGCCGAGGAGGATCTTACTCATTCTGATGCTTGTATTGCTATATTGCGTACTGCGTTGGCTGAGTCTAATCGAGCAAGAAGAAGAGGAAAAGCTTACGCGGATCTTCATGATCTTAGTAAAGATTTTTCTACTTCCAATCTAGTTCGAGTTATACGCGAGGCGCAACGGCTCTTAATCGAGCTGTTTGTGTCGTTTGATGGTTATGATATTATCCCTAGGCATGGCCCGGGAGTCGTCTCCACTGGAGAACGGCTCTCTGCTAAGTTCCTATGGACTAATATTTCACATCGTATCACAGACGTATATCCGATTGATGCGTACTTTTGCGCGTCTAACGGGCATGTCTGCGATAGTTATGATAGCTTCGATGCTATCAAGAACACGGATAATTCTGCACAAGTAATACTTGTACCGAAAGATTCCCGCGGGCCACGTCTAATATCTTGCGAACCTGTGGATTTCCAATGGGTTCAACAAGGTTTAAGACAGGCCATTTATAGGTTGGTTGAAGGCAATGTGCTGACAAAGTACAATGTCTTCTTCACCGATCAAGGACCTAACCAGAAAGGAGCCCTACTGGGCTCTTCTACGGGTAAGTATGCAACTCTGGACCTCAAAGAGGCTTCGGATCGCGTGTCCCTTGATCTAGTTCACCTACTATTTCCCGAAAACCTAACGAGGTTCACGGATGTAGCTAGGAGTGTATCTACGGTGTTGCCAAACGGCGAGAAGTTAATTCTCCGTAAGTTTGCGCCAATGGGTTCAGCATTATGCTTCCCAATCATGGCGTTGACAATATGGAGTCTTCTTACCGCAAACGCACCCGACGCGGATACTCGCGAGAGTATCCTTGTATATGGTGACGATGTCATTGTTCCCACGGCTTACGCCGCTAGCGCAATGGCCATCCTCGAAGCCTTTGGGTTGAAGATCAACCAGGCCAAGAGCTGCACCCAAGGATCCTTTAGGGAATCCTGTGGCGTAGACGCCTTCCAAGGCGTAAATGTCACTCCGGTCCGTTTCCGGACTGTATGGGATGAGTCACCTCGTCCTAACGTCTATACGAGTTGGATAGCGTATGCTAACCAATTGTTCGATAGGCGACGATTCGCAACCTACAATTACATTGTAGAGAGGCTGGAAGCCGTTTACGGCCCCATTCCTGACAAGAGCATGAACATAAGTTCATGCCCGTGTCTTCGCGTTTCGTCTGCACGCAAAGACTCCTTCAAGCGTAAAACGGATAAGAACCTACAAAAGGTCCTTTACCGAGTGCGTGTCGAGGAGTCACCATCAGTAACTCAAGTCATACCAGGTTGGAACATGCTTCTCCGATATTTCACGGAGGCAGCAAATCCCGTCCCTGTTAGACCTGATGAAAACCGAATCGGGGTAGTGGGTAATAAGCCCGCTAGTCCGTTTGCAGTTAGTGAGTATACCAGGCGCCATTCAAGCATTCTTGTTTGGCGTTGGCGATGACTATAATAGGAGGCAGGGTCTAAACAGCCCTCCTCCGGGTCGAGATAAG